TTCCATACCAGCACAGGCTATGGGGTTGAGATAGGCTCTAGCCAATCAGAGGCTTATATCCAATCTGGTTATCAACAGGCTCTGATTCTCGGCACTAACAGCACAGAACGCATGCGCATCGACTCAATCGGTAATGTGCTTGTGGGTAAAACGGACGCTGCGATTGCAACGGAAGGTACATTTATTGGGGGTGGTAGCAACAACGGCACTGTTGAGATAACCCGTGACCAAAACCGACCTTTACGGCTCAACCGCACAACCAATGATGGCACGATTTTAGAGCTACTTAAAAACGGCTCAACTGTAGGTGCTATTGGTACTACTGATGGTGATTTAACTATCGATGGTGAAGTAAAACTTTACCACAACGGCTCACCTAAACTAGCCACATTCTCAGACGGTATTACTGTTGGTGACAACCAATTGCAACTAGTTAATGCTAATACAATGATTGGCCGTGCCACAGAAGGAGTAATGACCTTAAATACCAACGGCTCAGAACGACTCAGGGTGGATAGTAGCGGTAATGTGCTTGTGGGTACTTCAGGAACCGTCCCTGCTACGGGTAATGTAAACGGCTTCCGAGTAGACGAAAGTGGTTACATTAGCCTGACTGGTGCGGGCACTGCGGCTATTGACGCAAACCGTAAAAGTTCAGACGGCACAATTATCAACCTGCGCAAAGACGGCTCAACTGTAGGTGGTATTGGTACTTCAAGCGGTAGTATGTACATTGAAGGTAATCCTGCTACTGGTAAGTCGGGGCTTACATTTTATGGTGCTTGTATCGAACCAAGAGATAATGGCTCACCTGCTGATAATGCTATTGATCTTGGCTCTACTGCAAACCGTTTTAAAGACGCTCACTTCTCAGGCACGGTTACTGCTGATGCATTCTCAGGCCCTAGTGCGACTAAGGCGTGGGTAAACTTTAATGCGTCATCTTCTAATGCTATAGGTGATAGTTATGGTATTTCTAGTATAACAGATCTAGCAAATGGTAAGTTTGAGGTTAACTTAAGTACTGCTATGAGTAACGACAAGTACGCTACTGCTTCTGCTGCTTGGCACAATGATGGAAATTCAGGCCATCATGAGGCATGGAGTGGGCCTAAAAGTGCGTCTGTTGTGTATGTATTTTGTGGGTGGCAGTCTAGTATCTATGATATCACAGATGTTCAGTTAATTGTGTTTGGTGATTAGGAGACAGTAAGTAATGAGAATTATATATAAAACAGAAGAAGGAGGCGTGGCTATCATATCACCTGCCCCTGAATGTACTCGGTCAATCGAAGAAATCGCTCAGAAAGACGTACCCTCAGGGTATCCTTATAAGATTGTAGAAGATGCAGATGTACTCTCTGATAGGACTTTTCGTGATGCTTGGGAAGTTGAGGAGTCTGACCTGACTGATGGTGTAGGGGCTGAGTATTCGGACTTCCTACCTAAAGAGGAAATAGAGATGGAGGTTCCTGCATGATTACTATTAACATGACAAAGGCAAAAGACATTGCCCACACTGCACGTCGAGCCGCACGTTCTGCGAAGTTCGCACCGCTAGACATTAAAGCCACCATCCCAGCCGAAGCCGAAGCTGCCGAAGCCTCTCGTCAGGTTATCCGTGATAAAGACGCTGCTTTACAGGTAGCTATGGATGCAGCTTCTATTGCTGATGAACTAAAAGCATTGATGCCGTAGGTGCAAGATGCCTAGTCGTGGACAAACAATCACAACTGTCAAAGCGACATACCCTAAAGAAGCATTGGAGAACAAATAATGACCACATTTAACTGGAAAATTAACCAACTAGAACGCAGCACTGCTGACGACTACGTGCTTGTAGTTCACTATGGCGTAGACGCTGTTGACGGTGAGTTTAGCAAGGGTGCTTATGGCACTGCTAGCTTTGACCCTGAGACTATGCCAGCATCCACAGACTTTGACTCACTGACCGAAGATATCGTATTAGGTTGGGTGTTTACTAAAGTTGAGCAAGACGTTGTGGAGGCACAACTGGAAGCGGTGATTGCTGAGATGAAAGCGCCTAGCGTTGTTGCTGGGATGCCTTGGGCTCCTATTGTGGTTACAGGAGCTGACTAATATCAGTTATGTAGAGGTGCAACATGAACAGCAAGTGGGTATGGATAGGTCTTGGATTAACAGTTCTAGTTACTTTCATGGTATGGGGTGTTAGTGTAACCATGTGCAGAGAAGCTGTCTGCTAATGACTGAAGTAGAAAGAAGTACAATGACTTGGAGATGGACTGCTCTGTCTGTCTACCTCTTAATTTGCTTTTACGACTTTCTATTTGTGCCAGTATGGTATGGCCTTAATAGACCTAACATTGAGCAGTTCATGGAAATAATAGATTCAACTGAGCATGTATTAGTTCAAATGGAATTGATGAAGAAACTTACTGGACAGCATAGCCCTTTTACTCTTATGGGTGGTGGCTTGTTTCACTTAGCCTTTGGAGCGATACTTACAGGCAGTGCAGTAGGGATGAAAAAATGATAAACGATTTAGAAAAAAATTTTAAGGAAGCTGACTTAGTCTATAAGGGTTTAATAAAAATGTCTGAACAAAGGTTCGATAGGCTTGAGAATAGTCTTGATAGATTAACGAGTAAGGTTGAGCAAATGTCTGAAGTAGTAACAGCATTGGCTCGTATCGAAGAGAAACACGTAGCAGTACAACAACGATTAGATCATCACGATAAAAGACTAAACAAGCACAGTGATGCTTTGGATGAATTGTTTGTAGACACTACTAGAATGGAAAAGACCTCTGGCAGTAATGAATGGTTTATTAGAATATTAATTGCTGCTCTTGTTTCAGGTGCAGTGTTTATTTTAAGGAGTTAATATGTTTGGCTTACCATTAGAAGTTATAACAATGTTAGCTAGTACTATCGGTGGCGCAGTATTTAAACTGATGGGACAAGCTCAACAAGATAGAGCAGAACAGTTACAAGCTGCTCTGACTCGTCATGATAAAACAGAAGAGAGTAGAGCGAATGCAAGACAGTTTCAGAATCCAAATGCTAATTGGATCAGACGGTTTCTCGTTGTGTCTTTCATGGCTATGGCAGGATTCATTCTGCTTGCTCCCCTACTGGGACAACACACTACTGTCCCTATAGAGATTACCTCTGGCTTTAAGTTTTTATTCTTTGACTTCACTAATACGATTACGGAGTATATAACACTAGAGGGTATCGTTGTTCCTGAGTGGCTATCTCATGCAATCATGGCAGTTGTCGGAATGTACTTTGGTCAGTCAATGGTCAGTAGAAAATAACTGTTGACTTTTCATTTAAAATATGGTATAATATATGAATTACTTAGATGCAATCAACTCAGTCCTTAAACGCTTACGCGAAAGGGAAGTAGATACGCCTACCGAGAACGAGTACTCTACTCTTATAGGTATCCTAATAAATGATTCTCTTCAAGAAGTAGAACAAGCATGGGATTGGTCAGCATTAAGAACATCTCTTACTGTTACCACTTCTGCTAATGTCTTTAACTATGAGTTGAATGGTACTCAGAACAATGTTAAAGTGTTGGATGCTATTAATGCTACTTCAAACTCTTGGCTTGGTTATGAAACAGCCCATTGGTTTAACCAACAGTATTTAACTGATACTCCTGCTACAGGTTCTCCAACTCGTTATTCTTTTAATGGTGTTTCGTCAGACGGAGATACTTTAGTAGACTTACATCCTATTCCTAATGGTGTTTTTACATTACGATTTAACGTAGTGCAAAGGTCAGGTGAGTTAACAGAACCAACAGATAAGATTACTATTCCTTCCACTGCCGTTGTCTTGTTAGCCTACGCTAAGGCTGTTGAGGAACGTGGTGAGGATAATGGTCAGACAGGTAACAGTGCTTATATAGCAGCTCACAAGGCTATGTCTAATGCAATAGCTTTAGATGCTAACAAACACCCTGAAGAGTTAGATTGGTACAGTGCATGAAACAATTATTAAGTTCTTCCATAGCAGCCCCAGGATTTTTTGGATTAAACACCCAAGAAAGTAGTATAACTCTTTCAAGTGGCTATGCTTTACAGGCAGATAACTGTGTTATTGATAACTTTGGTCGCCTTGGTTCTCGTAAAGGTCATGTTTATAAAACATCATCTGGTGGTACGGGGACAGACCTCCGAGGTATTCATGACTTCATAGATGCTTCGGGCCATGTTGATTATATCTCATGGGGTGGTACAGATATCTACAAAGGTCTGGAAACCCTTACAGCCTTAACTACAGGTATTACTATTACAGGTGATGATTGGCAGGCAGTTACGTTAGGTGATGCAACTTATCTAGCGCAGGCTGGTCATCCAATGCTTAAAGTAAATAACTCCTTAGTTGTTTCTACCCATTCCACATCGCAGTATAGTTTTATTTCATCTGCGTATGGTCGCTTATGGGCAGGCAATGAAGCATCCGACAAACACACCTTACATTGTTCTGACTTATTGAATGGTTCTTTCAGTGGAGGATCTTCCTTCGATCTAGACCTACGAAAAGTATGGACTAAAGGCGGTGACGAGTTAGTAAGTGTTGCTGGCTTTAACGGCCTTGTCTTTGTGTTCTGTAAGAAGAGTATAGTTATTCTAGGAGATACTAATAATACAGACTTGACTATTACACCTACTACTCTACGAGTGGTGGAAGTATTAGACAATGTAGGATGTGTGTCTAGAAGCTCCATACAGGCCGTAGGAGACGATTTGTTCTTCTTATCGGATACTGGCTTGCGTTCACTTAATCGTGTCATACAAGAGAAATCTAACCCTATTACAGACCTATCAGTTAATGTTCGTGATGAACTAACAGAGATGATAGCATCGTCTGCTGAGAATCATATCAATACAATCTATTCTCCAGCAGATGCTTTCTATCTAATAGTATTTCCTACTGCCGAGTTGGTGTACTGTTTTGATACTAGAGGGCGTTTAGAGAATGGAGGTTTACGGGTAACTAAATGGCCTAACAGTTCTATCTTATGTGGTACTGCTACAGACACAGCTCTCTACTTTGGTATGGCTGATGGTATAGCCCAGTATCAGAATTATCAAGATGATGGTGCTTCTTATTTCATGTCCTACCACACTAACTACTTTGACTTTGATCAGCCTACAGTAACTAAAATACTAAAAACTGTAGGCGTAACTTTAATAGGTGGTAGTGGACAGACGTTTGTAGTTAAAGTAGGTACTGATTACTCAGACCAACCTCGCTCCTATATTCGATCTGTTAAACAGAGTAGTGTATCTGAGTATAATGAAGTTGAATATGACGAAGCTGAGTACACAGGCGGTGGTTCTACAGACCGCATCAAGGTAGCTATAGGAGGACAAGGTAGTGTTCTTCAATTAGGCTTTGAGGCAAACATATCAGGTGATCAATTATCAATTCAAAAGTTTGACGTATATGTTAAACAAGGCAGGACTAACTAATGAGTAACTATATTAAGTCAACAAACTTTGCTGTTAAAGACGGCCTAGCCGTAGGCACAGCAGCTAAACGTGTACGTGGTACAGAGATTGATGACGAGTTTAACGCTATCGCCACAGCCAGTGCAACCAAAGCAAATGCTAATAATGCAACTTTAACAGGAAACCCTACAGCACCTACACAGTCTGCTGGTAATAGCTCTACACGAATAGCTACTACAGCGTTTGTACAAGCTGCGGTGACGGCAGCTATGGTAAATGGACATGCCTACCCCGTAGGTTCTATCTATACATCCATTAGCTCTACTAACCCAGCTACGCTATTAGGTGTAGGTACATGGGCAGCTTTCGGAGCTGGACGTACCTTAGTTGGTTTGGATGCATCTCAGACTGAGTTTGATACAGTAGAAGAGACAGGTGGTAGTAAGACACACACGTTGACTGAAGCTGAAATGCCGTCACACACTCACACTTATAAATATTCTGATCAAGATCAAGTAGAGTTGATTGGTAGTACTATTACTGATATATCTGAAGTGGATGAAGGTGGCTCTACTCGCACTACTAACTCAACTGGTGGCGGTAGTGCACACAATAACTTACAACCGTACATAACTGTATACTTCTGGAAGAGGACTGCATAATGTGGAATTTACTCCCATCTTTGTTAGGGGCTGTTGGTTCCTACCAAGCACAAAAGAAACTAGGTCAGGCAGGAGACAAGATGTTCTCTGCTGGCGATCAGGCATGGGAACGTGGCCAGTATAAACCTTATGGTGTAACTACTGGTGCAGGTTCAGCATCCTTTGAGGATGGACAAGCTAAGTTTGATCTTGACCCTCGTTATCAACAACAACAAGATCAGATGTTTGGTCTAGGCCAGTCTGCTCTACAAGCTGCTGGTGGTGATTATGACCAACTAGCTGGACAGATGTATGATCGTCAACGTGCTTTAGGAGCTAGTAGTCGTGCTGCTGAAGCTCAAGCATTAGGCGAGAGTATGTTTGGTTCTGGTACACAAGGCTTACGTGTTGCTGGTGAAGCTCTAGGAGCTGGTGCTGGTGCAGGAAAACTCAGCCCACAAGGTTATGGCTTTGCTCAAGCGTTTGCACAACAGGATGCTGCTGATAGAGCTAATGCTTTCAACCAAGCACAGATGCAAAAAGAACGTGATGTGAATTTAGGTTTAGGTATGTTCAGTCAAGGTCAAGCGATGGATCAACTTGGTTTAGGTATGTTAGGTCTTGGTGGTGACTTAGGTTCACAGCAAGCTTCTGCTCATTCCAATGCCATGCAGAATCTAATCAATGCTTATGGTGAGGGTGCTGGTTATATGGCACGTAGAGGTCAGTCTATAGCTGGTGGTCTGCAAGGTTTAGGTGGTAGCTTAGGTAGACTTGGTGGTTCAGGAGGTTCAGTTGCTAACTTTGGCGGAGGTACTGCGGGTAGAGGCTTCATGAAGTATAACCCCCTCCCTGCTCATAGAGGTAACGCACCTGTGTATAACCCACATGGCGGAAATTTAGTTGGCTCATATCGTCGACGCTCTGATGGCACACACAGCGGAGGATTTTAATTATGAGTGACGTATTAAGTTTATTTGGTATGCATCCTGATGTACTTCAACAGCGACGTGTACAGAATGCTGTAGATCAAGCTGGTCGTATGTCAGCAGACTATGCTATTGGTTCTGCTGGTGGTCAGATGTTAGGTGCTGGTATTAATTCAGCCTTTGGTTTACAGACTCCTGAGATGGCACAAGCCTCCAGTATTCGTGAGGGTTTAGCAGGAGGTGACTTAGGTTCTGTTGAGGGACTACGTGCTGCTGCTCGGAAGTTAATGGTTAGTGGTGATTATGCACAGGCAATGGCTCTACATCAAGAAGCAAACGATCTAGAGAAGGCCCAACAAGTTAAGGCAATAAAAACATCTGGTGTTAAAACTTACTTGCTACCTGATGGCACTAAAGTATTAGGTGGCATGAGAGGCGATGTTCCTGTGTATCGTAAGGATAATAAATGGGTACCTTTACCTGATGGTGCTATACCTTTCACTGAGGGAAGAAATCCTGGGTCTGTAACGGGAAGTGACAAAGATGCAGCATTAAAATCCATGGCAGGTGAAGGCTGGACAAGTACTATTGGTGGTCTTGATCGACAAGGTAAGCAACTCATGAGTGAGTGGATAGCTGCACGTACTAGAGAGCTTGAAGCTGACTATGGTAATTTAGTTGAAGCCCATAATCAAGCTGTGGGTGAAGCAGCTACTCATATAAAGGGTTCAGGGACTCTGTTTGATAGTTTTACTTGGACAAACCCCGTTGTTGAGTCTACTCCTGAGTCTACTCCTGAGTCTACTCCTACGCCTACTCCTGAGTCTACTGCTGGGTCTACTCCTGAGTCTACTCCTGAGACTACTCCTGAGTCAGCTCTACTTCCACAAGATGCTGTTGCTGCTTCTGTAGTACAACAACTTACCTCTCAAGTTGCACCTGCTGGCGTAGAGAATTTGTCTATGTCTGATCGTATTGCCTTGGAGAATGAGGCTCTTACTCGTATCATGGAAGAGGCTGACGTAACTCGTAAACAAGCACGCAATCTTTATCATAAAGTTACTACAGGAAAGGCAAGGGAGTACCAAGTAGTGACTCACCCTGAGACAGGGAAGCAGTTTCTAATTGACCCTACTGGCTTTGATCAGAAAGTATATCCATATACAGGTAAATAATATGACAACTCCTACATGGGCAGAGTTAATGGAGATGCAGGTGGATAAAGGTTCATCTGTACCTACATGGAAAGAGTTGATGGAGATGCAACAACCTTCTGTGGCCCCTCCAGTAGAGGGAGAAACTTCCTTTGCTAAAGGCTTTGCAGAAGGTGAAACATTCTCTCAACAGGCTGGTGACTATCTAGGCGCTGTAACAGGCGCTGCCCCTGAGATATCCTATTGGAACGAGGAAGAGGGTTATCATCTTCCTAGGTACTCTTCATCTGAGGAGTTATATGGTGATGATTGGAATGACATAGGTACTGATGAACGTCGTAAACGTATCGTTGCTTTACGTGAACAACGCTTACAGGAACAGTATGGTGATGTTGAGGGTTCCACCTTTGGCAACATCGTAGGTGCTTTAACTGACCCAACATCTCTTCTCCCTGTAGGTGCTACATATAAAGGGATGGCTGCAATAGGTGGTGCTGTAGGTGGTTCTTATTCCGTAGCTGATCAGTTACTTCATAAAGGCGAAGTTGATCCAGTTGAAGCTGGTGGTCATGTAATAGCTGGAGCTATATTGGCTCCTGTTGCTGGTTATGGTTTCAATAAGATAGGTCAAGCAATCACGGCTAAGTCTGTTAAAGGAGCTAACCAAGCATTAGACGATCTTGATGTACTAGTCTCCCACAACATAGCTGCATATGGTACTGCTCCTGAACAAGCAGTGGAGGCAGCTTCTCAAAAGCTAGGTCTATCACCAGAGGATTTACTTAAAGCTTCTAAGATTGCTAATAGAGAGCCTAAGATACCTACTCCTGAAACTGCTGTACAGATGTCAGAAAAGGCACAGGAAGCTAGTCTAGCATCTAAGGTTGTGCTAGGTATCTCTTCTCGTATTAAAGAGTTCTCTCCTAGAGTACATCATGAACTACGGAAGTATGAGGTAGGTCTTTTAAAGAAGACACAGGAACGTCAGGACAAGGCTGCTCCTTTTCTTAAAGCACTGAAAAAGTACACACGTAATGAAAGGGAGAAGATTGGTCAGCGTTTAATGAATAGTGATTATGATGGGGCTAAGGCTCTACTCACTAGAGGTGGTCGAGCTGAACTGAATGTTATTAAAAACATGGTAGCAGAAGATGGTAAGTTACTTGAGTCACAGATTAAGGATTTCAAATCTTTAGAAAACTACTTCCCTCGTAGCGTGAAAGACTTAGAAGGTTTACGTGCTGCAATAGGCAAGAAAGATCCAGAGGCAGCGAATGGACTACGGAAAAGTCTGAAAGAGTTACTGGAAAAGGAAGGTGTGAAAAACATCAATCAACTACCTGAAGAGGCTGTGACTAAGTTGGTTACAGTTGCTATGAACAAAGCATACCCTCGCGTGTTGACTGGACATAAGGCACATCGTTCTGTTCAAGATGTACCTCCTGAGTTAATGAAGTTCTACGATGATGCTGGTTCTTCTATTGTTAAGTACATTGATTCCTCTACTCGTTCTTTTGAGAAGAAGAAGTTCTTAGGTGTTTCAAACCTCAAGAGTGGTGATATTGACGAGGATGCTATCCTATATAAGACTCTAGGTGAGGAACTTAGACGAGGTCGTATTGATGACACTGGCTTTGAGCAGATTAAGGAAATGCTGCAAGCTCGTTTCACTAAGGGCGAGGAAGCAATGACGGGCTGGGTAAGTACTGTTAAAGACATTGGCTATATGTCCTCACTTGGTCAGTTCCGTTCAGCAGCTACTCAGTTAAAGGATATAGGTACGGCTGCCTACCTACATGGGATTATGCCTACAATCAAAGGTGCTCTTAATTTTAAGAGTACAAAGGTACATGATGCTGGTTTAGCAAATACTGTAGCTGCTGAAATGAACCAGAGTGGAGCAACTAAGAAGTGGTTAGATGCTTCATTATCCATGAGTGGCTTTAGAGCTATTGATAGATTTGGTAAGAAAGTTCTACTTGAAGCATCCATGCTTAAAGGAAAGAAATTAGCATCATCACCTAAAGGTGTAGCTGTTCTTAAGAAGAAATATGGTGAGGCTTATGGTAAGGACTTTGATCAGTTGGTATATGATCTAAAGAATGGTGTTGAAACTCCTGATACTGAACTGTATCGGATGCATGAACTATTCGATACTCAACCAGCAGCTCTTAGTGAGATGCCTGAGAAATACCTTAACCATCCTGATGGACGCATTGCTTACTCTCTCAAGTCTTTTGGTTTGAAGCAGCTAACCTTACTACACAATGATATCATCAAGAAAGGTAAGACTGATAAGGTAGGTGCTACTAAGGCAGCTCTCAAGTATGCTGCTTATATTGGCCTTGCTGGTGGTACAGTAGACGAGGCTAAAGACTTCATGGCTGGTGAGGGATTCCATCCTGAAGATATTCCTGATAACGTAGTGGAGAACTTAACAGCCTTATTCTTTATCAACAAGTATTCTATTGGTGATTTAGAGAAGGGTGATTTTGGTTCTGTTATTGGCGGTTGGCTTACTCCTAGCATGGCTCCTTTTACTGGAGGTATGACAGAAATACAACGTCAAGCTAAGGGAGTGCCTATAGAGGAATCACAGTTACCTATTAACCTCATGAAAACTATGCCTGTTGTTGGTAGGGTGTTATATGATTGGGGATTAGGTGGTCGTGAGAAAGCTATTAAAAAGGCTGATCAAGAGTATATGCAAAAGCTAAGAGATTAGCAGACACAAAGAAGGGGCAATTAAGCCCCTTTTATTTTGCCTGAGTTTCCTAGGAAATTAACTACATTCCTTCTGCCCAGTTTCAAAGTTAATGTAACAAGCCTCTGCCTCTTTTTCTTTAGGTTCCTCTTTCACATTAAGAATACCATATCGCTTACCTCCTGAGTTAAACGTGGTACACCCTTTACAACCCATCTCCCAAGCATTCATATAGATAGCTTTGAAGTCTTCCCACGCCATGTTAGGAGAGCAGTTAATGGTTTTACTTACAGCACTATCTACATACTTAGTTGATAATGCTAGTACAGCCAGATGCTCATCAGCAGTACACTCGTTAGCAGTGCGGCCTTTAACGCCCCAAGTACGATACCCATAGTCCATGACTTCTTCAATGATAGGCCCATCTTCTGTCTGGATAGTACGATCATAGCTGTGGCTAAATACAGGCTCAATCCCACCACTAACATTATCAGCAGTAAGAGAGATAGTACCAGTAGGTGCAAAGCTAAGAAGGTGGCTATTGCGTATTCCATACTTACGGATACCAGCCCGTATAGTCTTAGGCAGAGTCTTAATAAACTCCCCTTTAAGGTACTCAGGGGCGTAAGCAGGGAAAGCACCTTTCTCTTTAGCCAACGCAACAGAAGCACGATAGGTTTCATCACGTAGGATTTTAAAGATATCCTCAGCCACTGCCACAAACTTCTCACTACCATATGGGAACCCTAAAGCTTCAATTGCATTAGCTAAACCAGTAACGCCTAAGCCCATTCGACGCTTTGCTTTACTCTCTGCTGCCTGTTCCTCTAAAGGAAACACAGTATTATCATGAATGTTATCCATTGCTCTTGTAACAATAGGAATATCCTGCATAAGCTGTGCAAAGTTAAAGCTCCGAGTACCCTCATCATCAAAGTCAACGTACTTAACTAGGTTATAAGAGCCTAGTAGACACGCCCCGTTAGATGGTAAAGGCTGTTCACCGCATGGGTTAGTAGCTTCTATAGTCTCACAGTAATGCAAGTTATTGCTATCATTGATACGATCAATAAATAAAATTCCTGGTTCTGCCCAATCCCATGTACTACGCATGATCATTTCCCATAGAGCAGGAGCGAATACTTGCTTGTGTACAGTTCCTTCAAAGGTGAGATCAAACATCTGCTTATCGCGTACACATTCCATGAACTTGTTCGTCACACCAACAGAGATATTAAAAGCAGTTAGCTCTGTGGAGTTCTGTTTAGCATGGATAAACTCTTCAATGTCAGGATGGTCAACACGTAACACACCCATCTGAGCACCACGTCGATGACCTGCACTACTCACTGTCTTACACAGGCTGTCATAGATACGCATGAAGCTAATCGGGCCAGAGGCTTGACTGCCTAGGGAAGCAATGAGAGTACCTTTAGGGCGCAAGCGAGAGAAATCGTAGCCAATGCCACCGCCTTTACGCATTGTACGCCCTGCTTCTTTAGCGATATCCATGATGCTGTCAAAGCTATCTTGAATAGGTGAGGATACAAAACAGTTAAAGGCTGTAGTCTGATTCGGTGAGCCAATAGCCAGTTGTGTCCTACCACCTCCCATGAAACGCTGCTCAAGCAGTATGGATCGCAGTGAGTAAAAATGTTCCTCGTTGTCTGCAAGGGTAGACGCGAATCGGTTCTGTGCTTCTTTAAAACTCTCACCTTCACTCCGATACTTTGTTGCGTGTACTTCTTGACTTAGTCTTGTTTGTGGGCCGTTCATTCTTCTTTTCCTTTTCAATATGTTTAAGTAGATTCTTTAGCATGTCTTCACTAAGAGTCACGCTGTTGCCTGAACTTGTTACAGCTAGGCGAGCCAGAGGGTTAATGAAAACTATCTGGTTTAAGTTAATGTATTCTTCTTCTAACTCAATCCACATACTCATTCCTCCGCGTACTCAAGTAACATGTCTATGCAATGTCGTGCCTTGAATAAATCTTCGATAGGAGTTCCCTTGCTCGGGTAACGTGTAATATATTTAATAGCTGTATGCTGTAAAGCATTTAGCTTATTACTCATTGAATACTCCATAGGTTGGATGGCTAACGTAGTGTAGTGATCGCCTCCTACCTGTCGTTTAGTTGGTGGGCAAAGGGCATCTAAAGCATCAAGGTCTATAGTAGGTTCGTTTTTAATCATATGAAACATCCTCCAGTTGTGTTTCTAACTCAGTGAAGTTATTAATTATAACATCCTCATAACGCTCCACTAAGTCATCACTTTCTAATTGCAGTAGTTCAAGTACTATCATTTCATCCAACTGCTTTAAGCGTTCTTTCAACTCTTCCAGTGTTAGAGCCATAAGTCCTCCGTAAATAATCCATTGATACTGGAAGCTCGTCAAAGCCACCATCTTTAACTTCATTAAATACCCATAGACCAGACCATGATCCATTAGTTTGTGGGTTAAGGTACTCTTCATCATGTTGATAATAGATACCAGCGAACAATCCTGTCATGTTCTTACCATCTGCTCGACGTGCATAAGCAATGTCACGATCTTGTACATGGCCCATAACACAACTCATAAACTTCTTCTGAAGTAGCAGCTTGGCAGAAGACACGGGTCTTCCCATAACACCAGAGGTGAAGTAGTGGCTATAGCAAACACCATCAATAACTACAGGCTCTAAGAAGTTGTACACTTCCCATCCCTCTAGGTTAAAGTCGTTGTAACTAATAAGCCCATCAAGCTTTGCATCATTCTGCACAGCACGATCAATACGATACTCATGGTTGCCCATCAGGAATACAAGACGAGGATGCCACTGCTTCTTCTTATTCCTAATAAGACGCTCTTGCTCTTCTAAGATTGGAGCCATGAACATATTAATACCTACGTTACCTGCGGAGATATCTCTAGTATAACGTCTACCTTCAAAGCTCTTCTTACCAGTATCATAGCTACTGAGGCTGGGCATATCCCAATGGTCGCCTAAGTGAATGATCACATCGGGCTTCATCTCAACAGCATATTTACCTGCCCACCTTAAGTGGTCTAAGTTCTGATCAGGTTTAACCTGTGTATCAGGTATAACTAAATGTCTCATTTCTTTTTCCTCTCTTCTCGTTCATCCCTAGTCTTAGCACTATGACACTTCCAACAGAGTACTTGGTATCCATCCTCTTCTAGAAACATACGTTCTATGTACGTGTTCCAGTCAATGAAACCTTTTCTAGTGCAAACAACAGGATCAATGTGGTCAACAGCAGCATTATTTCTTCGCCGCTTCTGCCCTTTAAGGGGAGGCAAAGTAGCTGGGCCAACATCACCACAGCAAGCACATAAGTACCTCCCAACATCAACTCTTGCAGATTTTTTAACATCCGCTTTAACTCCCCATTTACTATGCGCTCCTCGCAGAGCAGAGACTATAAAGGATTTGTGTCTAGCTTCTGTCCAGCGTCCGTTGTTACGGGTTTTGGTGGTTGCCATATTTCATTATCCTTCCTTCGTAAGTGTAAGAGAATGCCATTCTCTATAGCTCTCTCTTCGCTTCCTAGTTTATCTACGCAGATTGCATACATCTCTAACTCAGTCTTATCTTTCAAAAGCTTTTCAGCTTTCTTAGGGCCAATACCTTTAACACCTTTGATGTTATCAGCAGAGTCACCTACTAAGAACTGCATATAGAAATTGTACACTGCTTCCTTCTCTGTCACATAGAATAATTCTTTCTTGACAAAGTTATAATGACCACACACAAGCTGGTGGAAATCTTTATCAAGAGATACTATGATTGCTTCAGGATTTTGCGTAGCTCTAATAGCTATCCTATCATCTGTCTCTTCGCCTTGAGTCACTATCGCCCCATGCTTTGCAACCAAGTGGTCACGCAGCGCAGGGAGATGCTGAGGTTTCCTATTCTTCTTACGATTACCTTTGTACTCTGCAGTAACAGCATAATCAAAGCGGAAGTTACCTTTACCTGTTAGGTAGAGTTCAACCTCATGTGTCTCATCATCAGAATCCATTACTAGATCCTCGATAATGTCAGTAAGAAAGTTACTCATAGTCCTACAAGCAACTCCCTCACTTTCACTCTCACATGCGAAACCGATACGATAACAAAGTATATCAGCGTCTATGAGAAGCAGCATATCTAGATGCTCGGAATGTCATCAAAGCCAGCATCATCTTTCGAGAATACTACTAGCTCGTCAACACGCGCCTTAGATAAACCTACACCTACACCTGTCTTACCCTTGAAGTTATAATCATAGGGCTTGATGATGAATGTAACCTTACTGCCATTACCTACAGGTTCAGTTACTAGGAAGCCATCAGAATCCTCCACTCGCGGAGCAAACTTAGAGGACTTAGCAGTTACAAAGTAACCACGATCATCACCCTTGTTCTTTACACTGATACCTAACCCTTCCAAGCGATCTACTTGATCCTCAGATAGTTGACTAACATCAACTTGGTACTTATCTGACATCTCGTTCTTCTCTAAGAAAGAGAACCAGTAAGCTGTTGCTTGGATTTTTAATACGTTATGTGTTTGCATGGAATTTTCCTCATTACAATTTAAAAGTACACTAGACCTGTTTGCAAAGTTTCCTAGGAAACTCTAGTGTGTTTCTGCCCAAGTGGTTCCTACTTTGAAGTCACCATCTAACGGACAATTCATTTGGAAGTGCTCACCAGCTTCTTTGATGGCGAGTCTCCCTAGCTCTCCTACTAAATTGGCATCAGCCTTAGTAGTTTCTATTTGCCATTCATCATGTACATTAGCTACAAACTTGTACCATATACCATGATCAATTAACTTCTGGTTTAAAAGTACTAGAGCTTTCTTCATTACTATCGCACCTGCTGATTGTAATAAAAAATTCAAAGCGGAATGCTCTGACTCAACTCTAAGCCTTCTCCCATCTAGTCCTCTCAGTGTACCTGAACTACGCATTGAAGTCAACACCTTCTTCTTCAACCTTGCATAGGCAGGTAGGTTCTTGAGGAACTTATCAACCAACTGCTTACCTACTCTTGGCGAGCCTCCTGCTATCTCACCTATCTTAGCCACACCTCCGCCATAAATAAGGGCGTAGATAAAAGTTTTTGCTTGATCACGTGAAGCTAGACCAGCCATGTTCTGATTGTAAGTATGTATATCTCCTTCTAATAGTTGCTTGGTATAGTCCTTATCGTTCATGTAATGGGCAAGCATTCTCAATTCTAAACCAGAAGCGTCTATACCCGTGAGTACATTACCCTCTTCTACAATCCAACAAGCTCTACAATCGGTACCATACCATGAAGCCCTTCCCCATAGTAGTTCACCTGTTTTCTTATCATGTTTACTAGCAGGGCATTGTGCCATATTAGGGCTTTGGTGTGTCATCCGTCCAGAGACAGCACCATTAGTTGTTACCCTGCCGTGTACTCTACCATCCTCTGCTACTGCGTTGACCCAGTTATCAATCTGTCCTACACGTTTCTGTAAGGTAAGGTATTCACCTATCATACGTGCTTCTGGTAGATCAATACCAGCCAAGGTCTTTTCATTAACAATGATGTTACCTTTCTCAGTCTTGTCCTTAAAGACTATCCCTTTGTCTTGGAGGCGCTTGGCAATTTGCTTTCTGCTTCCAAGGTTGAACACTGTGACTTTATCCTTGAGTCTTTTGCCTGTCTTTTCTGAGATTCTCTCCTCCACCAAGGGAGGGAAGACCTGTTGCACTTCTCTTTCAAGCTCATTCATTCTCCCCATAAGATCAGTAAGTAACTGATTAGCTCTGGCTATGTCGAGCTTGAATCCGTTACTCTCTTGTTGTGCTATGATTAAAGCAACATCATGCTCAAGTCTTTGAGACTCTTCACTGAATCCGTCTGCTTCTAACTGTTTAGTAAGATGGTCAAGTAACTTGCTCGTTACCTCTACATCTTTCTTACAGTAGGTCTTCATATCATCTGTAAGACCGCCATCATAGTCAGTAAAATCAAGCTTAGGATAACCCAACCTATCTCCCCACGCTGCCAGTGAATGACCACCGAGTAGCCTAGGATTCCACAGGCGAGATAGTAATAGAGTATCCCAAAGCTTACTGGGTTCAAGAGTAACTCCCCATAGCGTAGCTATCTTGGGAGCGTCGAAGGATATAATGTTGTGTCCAACAATAGATTGCGTATTCTTGGTAAGCTCTTGCAATTGCATGGAGTTCACTAGTATGCGCTGACGTTTCTCGTGATCCGTCTGTATCCCACAACACCAGATGTGATCCATCTTGGAAGTTGTTTCTATATCTATTATCGTACTCATTTTCCTGCCTCTCTAATACATAGTTTCCTATCTTGCTCATATCTCTTCCTCCTCCACTACCTCCAACATTCTACCAGTATTATGATTGTACATCAAGGGTGCTGCCTTACCTGTGATACCACAGAAACGATTCTTCAATACCCTAACATGGGTAGTGTTGCGAGTCTCTTCATCCTCGGCCTGACCATTACGTTCAAGACCAATAACCATATCACTAAGCTGTGCGATAGAACCAGAGCCACGTAACTGAGATAGGCTGGTAGCTGCTCCCTCTTCATGTCCTTTACTATCAGGACGCTTGAGGTGAGACACAACAAACAAAGCAATGCCTGTCTCTTGTACTAGCATACGAAGCCTAGTCATGATCTCGTCTAACGCTTTACGTTCATCACCACTAGCCTGTGCTGACACCACAATAGATACGTGATCCAGTACAACATACTTACAGCCTAAACCTTTAGCCATATAACGTACACGACTAATGATATTATCGACACCAGTAGAACCGAAGTGATCGAACAAGAACACACGATCAGTACCTAGTGTACGCTCAAAAGCATCTAACCTTTCCTCGTCAGTCGCCTCAGTATCAGGCAAGTGCAAAGGTTTATTAGCAGCTAAACTCATTAGAGATAAGCCAGCCTTTTTGATACTCTCTTCTAGGAAAAGTATACCAATATTATCCTCAGTCTTACTGATGATCTGCCAGATAATCTCTCGCATGAATTGACTCTTACCTAATCCAGAGCCAGCCGTAACTGTGACGAGTTCTCCGAAGCGGATACCATAAGTGAGCTTATTGATTCCGTCATATGGATAGAGACACTGTGCCGGTGCGATGGGTTTATTAACTTCATCCCACAAGCTACTTCCTGCAACAATTCCATCGGGAACAAATCGTTCTGACGACCACCACCGATCAACAAACTCTTTAGTGCGATTGTACTTAACATAATCGTTTGCATCTTTTTCATCCTTAGTATGTTTGAATACCTTTGTCTTGCCACCAAACAACTCAGCCACTTGGTTGGCAGCTTTAGTACCAGCCTCGTCTGAATCAAAGCAGACTACAATATTTTCATAGCTATCTAGATACTCGTAACTAGCCCGACAATCCTTCAATGCACCAGCACTACCATTCTTTATAGATACTACAGGATACTTACTCCCTAGCATCTGATAGGCTGACATAGCATCGTACTCACCCTCAGTGATAGTAATATACTTACCACCTTTAGTGAATAGATTCTGTCCAAACAGTACAGTATCTTGCCAAGTGCCTTGAGTGCGAAAGTCTTTATCAGGTGAGCGTGTCTTAGCGCCAACTAAGTACCCATCTTTATCATGATAACCGAAGTGCATAACCTCGCCCTGTAACTGAGCCTTGTATGCCTTACATGTATCGCTTGATATGCCTCGACTAACAACACTCTTGTATTGTCCAGACATTAGACTTTCTTTTAGTTTATCAAAGCTACCATTTGGTTTCTTATCTACTCCCATCGTAACCACCCCATTATCTTTAGTTCTGGTTTCACACACAAAACAGTGTGACCACCCCTTATCATCAATTGATCTACCATCACTGCTTCCACAGTCATCACACGCTACGTGTGTCTGTACAAATCCCATGCCTGTCTCCCCATAAGGATACATATTCCTTATCTGTTAACATTAACTTTAGCACGTCCATCAATGCGTCTTGCACGTAGGCCGCATCCCAAGGATCAGACCCAAAGGTTTCAGGTTGATCCAGCTCGTACAGTATTTCTTTAAGCCTCTTAGTGGTAATGTATTCTATCTGTTCACAGGTTAAATTTAAGTTACTCATTTTTAATCCTCCCATACTGTACCACGTTGATACAGTTGAATTGCAGTGTTAAAGTCACACTTAAAGCCCTTCATAATTTCATCAAAGTGATTCAAGAACATCATTTAGTTAACGCCTCCCAGCTAACAGGTGCTAATCCACCCATAGCTTCATTCAATTGTTTAGCAAAGTCTTGTGCTTCCTGTTGTGCACCTGCCGCAATGCGTTCTTTGTACACATGAGCAAAGGCTAAGAGATTGC